AACGACGAGCCGGACCAATACGGAAACATCGCCAGCGCCAAGCAGGACCTAGGCAAGGAACGCCGACAAGCAGGCGAGAAAGCGCCGTATTGCGGCAATGGGAAATGGTTGGAGACGCGGCAGGCACCAGCGGCGAAACCAGCGGCACAGCCGAAGCACAGGGAGGATTTTGACAATGACGATTCGTCGGACATCCCGTTCTGATTATCAACGCCTTACCGAAAAGGCTTGACCTAACACGGGGTAAGGTTGCTAAAATGAAGAGCGAAGAAGCCAGCACGACGCGGAGCCACCAAACCATGAAGCCGAATCCAACTGACTGACTCTCTCCTCTTTTCCTGTTGACAACCCCAGTGATTCTTGCAACTTTTCCTTGCCGAGCGATTCGGCAAACAACAGCAGCTAGATCAATGGTAGATTACGTGATTTGGATTCACGGGATTCTAGGTTGCTAACCAATTTCAGCCGTAGCCAATCGGCATCAAGCCTTGGGTAATCCGGTTCAATTCCGGCTAGTCGTTTATTGGTAAGACGCCCTCCGTTGACCCCGTCGCCCTCTATGCGGAATTGCTAACCGCAGAAACCGAGGATAAAGCGGCGGGCGATGCGCCACTTTCAGCCACAGCCGGGAAGCCCCGGAAACAGTCGCCACATTCCAGCCTCCGCAGTGAGGGCATTGGCGACCGGTAGCAGGTGCGAGGCCTTATTTTTGGCATTTGACAAAACGCAACGGATTTGCAATTGCAAGTGCATGACACAAGATTGGTCTGACCTAGAAGATCAGATTGCCGATATGACGCTGGCGGAATTTTCACGCACAATGCCAGCCGCTTTCAGGGAAATGATGAGGCGCTTCATTCCGCTCATTTCAGCCGCCCTAGAACGACAGCCTGACAATGCCGACAAGTGGGGCGTTGGTTTTGCCGTTGGCGCTTCATTCTGTGCAGGTAGGTCAATGGCCGACATTGCCGCAAAGCTAGGATGTTCCCGCGCCCTCCTCAGCTATAAAGCCCGCCAATTCTGCGAAGATTGCAGCCTGCCGCCAAGCGGATACATGAAATCGGAAGATGCGGTTGAGACGGCGAAGAACGCGAGGAACGGCAAGATCAATGAGCAACAATCTAAGAATCAAAGCCTTGAAAAATAGGCTTGACCTAACGGAACCGCCAACCGCTAAAATGAGAACCGGAGAATCAAGCAAGACGACGATCAACCAGACAAAGCCATGAGCAATCAAGAACTCAAAACAGCAATCGCGGGTGAGGTGCAACGCCTCCACCAAATCGCGGAAGCACACGCCACAACCGCCAAGGACGCCGCTGGCAAGGCGATGGAGGCGGCTATCCAATGCGGGCAATACCTCGACCAGATCGACGCGGGGCCGGGCAAGTTGCTGGCATGGTTGCGCGACAACGTGCCGAACCTAACGCACGAACGGGCTAGGGCCTACCTCAGCCTTTTTCACACCCACAGCAACCGGATCGAGCACAAGCTGGATCATAGGGCGATGATTCAGCTGGAGATCATCGAGGTCAACGCGATGGCAGCCAAGCCAAGCACGGGGTTCGCGCAGCCGAAGTGGATCGGGTGGATCGGAAGCACACGCGGATATTTTGACCAGCTGCAACGGGAGAGGCCGCTGGATCAATGGGCACAAGAGGAGCGTGAGGCGGTTGCGGATCAGCTGAGGCCGCTGGTTGAGTTGTGGCGAAAACTTGAGGGGGAGGGCGAGGCGTGAACGCAAAGCGATTGCAAATGCAACAAAATTGCAAGAAGGATGGCGCTAATGCAATCAGGTTACAATTGCACGCCCCGTGTAAGAAATCTGTTAGATTTTTGCATCCTCGCGGTTGCGCCTCACCCCGATAAAATCCTGCGACAACTTTTTTCAGCCCATTAACGCAAACGGATTGCAACAAGCCATGAGCGCCAAGCAAAAACCATCCGACAAACCCGCCAAGCTCAAACAAGGCGGGCAACCGAAAGGCGACATCACCCGCAAAGAGCTAGCCCATCGGGTAGGGGTAAGCGTGCCGACCTTGTGGCGGTGGGAAAAGGAAGAAGGGATCAACCTCGACGATGAGGCGGCGGTTCGAGAAAGAGCGGCTCGCGTCCACGAAACCCGAGACGCCAACGAAGACGAAAAAGCAGCCAAACTCCGCAAGCTGAAAGGCGAGGCCGACATGATCGAGCACAAGCTATCCGTCCAGCGCGGCGAGTTTGTCCCGTCTCACGAAATGGACAAGGACGGTGTGCAAGTGGGAATCGCCGTCGCCAGCATCTTTTCCCGCATGCCGGATGACCTTGCCCCGCTTTGCGCCGGAAGAACCGCCGGCGAGATCAAAAAGATCGTCGCCCGATACGCCCGCGACAAGCGAACGGAGCTTTCCCAATACGAATCCAGAATCCAGATACCAACCGAGTAAAACCATGCCCACAATATACGGAAAAGCCTTTGTTTTCGGAGTGCCAACGCAAGAGGAGCTTTTGGCCATCTGGCGAGACGGCGAACTTGCGGACGCGGACCAAATCATTGTAAGCCCTGTTGATTTCGCCAAAGTAAAGCGCCGCGATGAGCTTTACTACGTTGAAAAATCATCAGCCGGATACTTGTTTCATCGCACCAAGTCAGAATGACATCCCCCCTCATCGCTGGATTCTGCCGGGGCGTTAAGCCGCCCCCAGAAGAGCCGTGGCGTGATTGGGTGTGCGAACATGTTTATCTCCCCAACTCGCCAGAAGGAGCAAGATACTCACTCGACGCCGTTCCCGCGCACGCGATCATTTGGGACTGGCTGGAAGACCCAGAGGTAAAAGAAATCGCCGTGGTTGCCTGCGTTGGATTCGGGAAAACCGCTATCATTGAAGGACTAGGCGTCCGCGCCGTCGCCGTCGATCATGGCGACATGATGGTGGTCGGGCAAACCGGGGACACGGTTCAAGATTGGATGGAAAGCCGAATGCGGAAAGTATGGCAGACAAGCCCGCTAACCAAGCTCCACATCCCAACCGGGGCAGAGCGGAGTAACTGGAAAAAAGATCAAGTGATTTTCCGGCACATGAACTTTTTTGCCGGGCCTGCTAACAAGACCGCGCTTCAAGAAAAATCCATGGTTTACACCGTCGGAGATGAGGTCTGGCGGTGGGATGACGGGATGATCGACTACCTGCTAAAACGCCATCACGGGCGGTGGAACCGCAAGAACTTGATGCTTTCCCAAGGCGGTGACGAAGACGGTCAATGGCATAACCACGCCAAAGCTGGAAAGTGGCACGACCTAGAACACGAATGCCCGAAATGCAAAATGGGCAGCGTGTTCGATTGGAGCAACTACCAGTTTGAAAAGATCATCGACGCCAACGAAGAACTCGATTGGGTGGCAATTTACGAAACCGTCCGCCTTAAATGCCCTCATTGCGGCGAACAATTCCAAGACACCGAATACAACCGCAGACAATGGGCAAAGTGCAAGCCCGTGTGGGATGGTGGGAAGTTCATCCCCGGACGCATGACCTTGCGAGCGTCGTTTATGACCGTCTGGCGTTACTCATGGTGCGACATGGTGAAGGAGTGGCTCATCGCCAACGAAGACAAAAAGAGCGGGCAACTTGAGAAACTGGAAAACATCATTTGCCAGCGGTTCGCGCAATTCTGGAAGAAGCCGAGCGAAAGTCCTGTTTTAAGTATATCGGGCGAGGCGTATTCAAAAAAAGAATACCACGAAGGATTGAAATGGGAGCTAGAGCACAAAAGGTTTCTAACGGTTGACGTCCAAGGAACGCACTTTTGGTGCGTAATCAGGGCATGGCAGGTTGGTGGCGAATCACGGCTACTTTGGGAGGGCAGGGTTGAGACGTGGGACAACATTCGATACCTGCAAGAACGATATGGCGTGGAAAACTGGAATGTTGCAGTCGACTGCGGTTATAGACCCGGAGAAGCGGCGGAAGAGGCAATGAGGGCGGCAAAGCCAGGAGATACAAATACATGGGTCCTTCTCAGGGGCGAAGACACGCGAGATGGATATGTCAAAAATATAAACGGGAGAAACTTTAGGAGGATGTTTTCTGATTACAGAAAAAGTGAAGATTCAAAATTCAAAACATACAAATTTGTGGGATTTTCAAACCTTTTGGCGAAAGATTTCCTTTGTGCTTTGATGCAGTCAGGAAAGTTCGGAGTGCCGGTTGATGTTTCGAAAAACTATCACGCTCACATGCAATCGGAGCAGAAAAGGGAGACATCGCCGGGAATTTGGAGGTGGGAGCCAATTAAAAAAGGGAGGCCAAACCATTTATGGGACTGCGAGGTTGAGCAAGCGGTCATGGCCCATATCCGCAGAGTGTTTGTAAGCGCCACCGAAGTGAAGTGACCTTTGACACCCGCCACAAAGCATGGCGGCAAACAAACGGGATCAGGCGCGAATGCTTTTCAAGTGGGCGTTTGGCAATGCCGAGCGGACAGCGCAAATCACCACATGGTTTGATGCGGCGGTTGAGGATGGATTCAGCGCCAGCGGCAAGCTCGACGCCATTATGAGCGGCAGCAAGAACGGCGTGCAAATGCAAAAGATGATCGTTCAGAACCCAATGGAACGCATCGAGGTGCTGGATTACGCGAAAAGCGCCCTTGTTGCCGGATTCTTCCCCGGCGCTCGATCACGCGCTTACTTTTGACACCCGCCAAGGTTGATGGCGATTCTAAACGAGTTCGGAAGTCCTTACCAATACAAGGCGGCGAGGTCTGCCGAGCGGTATAATGGAAGCCGCCCGTGGGAGCCCGTCCAACTGCGGAACATCGACAAGCTCATCCCGAGTTATGATCGAAAAACGCTGCTTTCGGCAAGTCGCCGCATGTATATCAACATCGGAGTCGCACGGGGCGCGATTGACCAGAAGGCCATGTATTCCGTTGGCAGGGCGTGGCAGCCGGATTTCCTTGGATCGGATACCGAGTTTGGCGCGCAAGCAAAGGATTGGCTTGTGAACCAGTGGTATGGAATCGGTGACGTTCGCGGCGGAATGAATGATTTTGTTACTTCGCTTTTCCTCGCATCAGTCGCTATTGATCGAGACGGAGAGGCATTTATTCTTCTAACAAAAACAGACGACGGATACCCTCGTTACCAACACATTCCAGCGCATCAAATCGCCACCGGATCGGATGAGACGGAAGGCAAAACCAAGGGCGGAATGTTGCGTGATGGCGTTGTTTACAACCCACAAGGAGCGCCACTGTGGTATCGCCTGGTTGATGACGACGGAAAGGGCAAGGAGTGGATTCAGGCGGCGAACATGATCCATTTGTATGACCCGCAATGGCAGGAGCAGGGGCGCGGGTTGCCAGCTTTCACCCATGCCCTCAACGACCTCCGCGACATGGCGCAATCCCACGAGTGGGAGCGCATGGCGCAAATGATGCTTTCGAGTATCGGCATCATCGAATACAACGAAAACGGCGGGCCTGATCTGGATGATCCGTCTAACGATTTGATCGGCGACGTAGCAACCGGAAAGGGCATGACCATCGAAAAGCTCGACGGTGGAAGCATTCGGTATTTTCGGGCTAACAGCGGCGGAAAAATTGAAACGCTTAAGAGCGACCGCCCCGGCGAAGTGTGGGAGAATTTCCAAGATCGGATCATTCGTTCCGCGCTGGCCGGAATTAACTGGCCTTACTCGATGTCATGGAAGGCGACCGGACAAGGAACCGCCGAAAGGTCGGACCTTGGCAAAGCTCAACGCGCCGTTGAGGACAGGCAGGACATTTTGGAATACGCCGCCAAACGTCTCATTTCCTACGCCGTTGCAGTCCAACAAAAACGCCAAGAACTTCCCGCGTCTTCCGATTGGTGGCGATGGGGGTTTTCAAAACCCGCAAAGCTCACGATTGACGATGGGCGGGTGATGAAGGAGTTGGTTGAGTCTTATAAAATGGGATTCAAGAGCGGTGGCGACATCACCGCCGCAATGGGGCGCGAGTATAAAGACGTCATGCGCGCCAAAGCGGAAGAAGCAGCGCAACGCATGATCCTGATCCAAGAAATGAAAGACAAATACGGCGTTGAAATCAACCCGCGTGAGCTTGTGATGTTCACGCCAAACGAGCAGCAAACCACCGAAACCACTTCAAACGATGAAAACTCTAACGCCTAACATCTCCCAGCTTCGCATGCTTTCATCGTTGCGCGGGCAGCTTTGGATGATCCGCCCCGATATGGTTGCTGACTTTGCTCTTGCCGCTTTGGAGGCGAAAGAAGATAAGCCTGAGCAAAAGGGCGAAGATTGGCGCGAGGATTATTACCCAATGCGCAAAGCCGCGTATGTGGACGCCAACGGAATCGGCCATGTTGAAATCAAAGGCGCTTTGATGGAGTCAATCGCCCGCATTTATGAGAAGCTCGGACTCGCCACCAAATATGAAACCATCATTTCAGAAACCAACGCGCTTGTCGATTCAGGAGCCAAGGCCATTCTCTACCACGTCAATTCCCCCGGTGGAACTGTCGCGGGCAATGTCGAAGCTGCCAGCTTCATCCAAAACCTCGCCGTTCCCACAGCTTCATTCTGCCAAGGGCTTTCATGTTCCGCAGCGTATAAGCTGAGCGCCTCAACCAACTTCATTATCGCCACACCATCCGCTAGCGTTGGCAATATCGGCACGATCCTTTCATGGGCCGATTGCACTGAGTTTTGGAAGGAAATGGGAATCGAGTTTAAGGCTTTGACCAGCGAAGGCGCGGACCTGAAATCTACTTTTCACCTTGAGCCTAACGAAACGCAACTTGCCTTTTTGCAAGAATCAATCGACGCCGCCGGGAAGCAATTCCGCGATTCAGTCAAAGCCAATCGCCCGCAAGTGGACGATGAGGTTTTCCGGGCGGGGTGGTATGAAGGCGAGAGGGCCGAAAGCCTCGGACTCATTGACGGAATCGGCGATGCGGAGGACGCCGCAGAAGCCCTTAAACAACTCGCAATTTGACACCACCAACAAAGAAAGAAAAGCCATGATCTTTACTCAACGCCAAGCACGGGAAAAAATTCAGTCACTCGAAAGCCGCATTGCCGAGCTTGAAAGCGAGTCGCAATCCAAGGATCAAACCATCGAACAACTCCGCAAGGATGTTTCGGATGCTTCCGCTGAATCCGCCCCGCAATCCGCCCGCATTATTGACCTGGAAGAGCAGGTGACGAGCCTCGACCAAAGAGTTGAGGAGCTTGAAACCGCAAATGCCGACCTAACCGAAAAGGCAACTTTGACCGCTGAGAAAATCAGCATCGAAGCATCCCGCCAGCTTGCGGCAACCGGGCATCCCGCGCCTGTGGCTACCGCCGAAGCGAAAATCGACAATAACGGCAAAACGCTTTTCGAGCAATACCGCGAACTTCAATCCGCCGATCCCGTCGCCGCCTCCAAATTCTGGAATGAGAATGAGGAAGCAATCCGCGCCGGAAAATAACCAATCACCACAAACTCCACTCCTAACTAACTACTACCATGGCCAACGCCGACTTCGCATCCAACGGGGTAAATGACGAAATCATTGCCCGCAACTTCATCCGGGGGTATACCTCGGTTATCGCGCCGCTTGCCGCGCTCAGCACTTCCTTCTCCGCAGACGCAGCCCGTCCCGGCGACACCATCAAAGTGATTCGTGACGCTACCGCAATCGACGCGGTGCAGACCAAATCCATTGGTGGTGCTTACACCATCCAAGATTGTGACGCTGACAAGGTTGACATCGAACTTGGGACGCCGAAATACGTTTCGTGGAGCCTAGACGATGTTGAGGTCGCCCGCGCTTCCGGCATCTCTATCGAGCTTTTCGGATTCCGCAAGGGCAACGCCCTCGCCAAGTCCATCATGCAGGACATTCTGGGGCTTGTTACGAATACCAACTACGGAGCCGCCGCCTTTACCGGAGCCGCTTCGACGTTCGACGAGGACGACGTTGCCGACATCGCCAAGGCTTGCGATGACGCCGACATCCCCGAAGAAAACCGCGTGTTGATGCTGTCTAACGGCTACATCGCCGCCCTTCGCAAATCCGGCGCGATCAAGGATACTTCCGGTTACGGCTATAACGCTATCATGTCCGGTGATGTCCCGATGCTTCACGGCTTCCGGGTCATCAAGTCCAACATCATCCCCGCCAACTCGGAAAACCTCGTTGGATTCGCTTGCGACCCCGCCGCAATCCTCGCCGCCTTCCGCTACAACGCCCCGCAATCCGGCCACAAATACACCCGCGCCGAGCCTATCGTCGGTGAAGGCGGAATCACCCTTGGCTTGCGCGATTGGTATGACGAAAACAGCGGAACCCGCCGGATGGTCATGGAGGCCATTTATGGCAAAACCGTTGGTATCGCCGCTGGACTCAAGCGCCTTGTTTCCGCCTAACTCTAACCGGGCGGCGGTGAAACATCCGCCGCCCCAACCAGAACCATCATGGCACAAGTCGCACTATACATCGGAACCAAAAACGGGAAGCGCCAACTCATCGAAGAGGGCGACCCGCGAACCATCCGCAGCAAGTTCAAGCTGTCTAACGGCGATGGGTTTGACGTTTTGGAGGTATTTGAATCTGCCGTTGGCAGGTCAAAGCGCAAAACCTTCAAAGAGGGCCGGGAATCCCCAGCCGCGCCAGCCCAGGAACCGGAAGCGCCAACCGAGCCAGCCGACGAACCCGAGCAATCGGGCGAAGCGGACGCTCCCGACATCGAAGCCCTCAAAGCCCTCGCCGCTGGCGACGGGCGGAAGGCCGAGGTGAAGGAGGCCAAGGAAAAACTTGCGGAACTCGGGATCATCGTCTAACTTTCTTGCGTCGTATTCATTGGCAAAGCCGCCGTCTGGGAAACCGGGCGGCGGTTTTGTTTTGACCGATGCCAAGTATTAGGTAAAAACAGCCCGACACAAGAAATCATCATGAACAGGTCATTTCCGGGAGAAAGAAGAAGGGCTGCAAAATATGCAGACAACGCATGCGACCAAAACCCGTCATTGATTTGGGATGAGATGTTCAATAAAGAGCTAAGTCGATTGATCGGCTTGGCGGAACAGGTTTTCAAAAACCAAAGGGCCGGCAAAGCAAGAAAAATAGGGCAGCACAAATACGCTGGAGAGGTTGGATTTGTTAAGCCGCGAAACTGCTCTGGGTTTCTTCACGGCGATTTCCATCCTTAGCGCAACGCGGGTTTTGACCCCACCCATATTGCATGGGGGCTTTGGACAATTTCCTTTTAGGCGGCAATGACGAGCTGGATGCGACATTCGGCACCGTTACCATGACATGCGCGGGGCAGTCCTTCGCGGTGGTCTTCAATGATGCGCGTGAGGGGCAGGAAGGGGCGCTTGGCGGTTTGGAGGGCGACATCCAAGCTACGGTGACAGCGCAACCCAGCGACGTAACTAGCCCGTATTCACTGCTCGAAAAACGGTGCGTCATTTCCGGGCGCAACTACCGAATCGCGGACATTACCGTTGGCAACATCGCCGTGCATTTTGCGCTGGCGGCAACCAATGAGGCACGATGATTTCAACGCCGATTCAACGCCGGATTTTGAGGCACCCAGCGGAGGATATCGCCGGAACGTCCAGCTTGCCACTTGGAACGCGGGTCGCGAATGACCGCGCCTTCACCGCCGGCCACCACGACGCTATCCGCAAACTCAATCAGGTGATGCACGCCCTTGCACCGAACTTGTGGGACAATGGCGACATGGGCGGGAAGCCCGATTGCTTTGAGGTAAGCGGCACGAGCGCGAAAAGCACCAGCGCCGGGGGCGTCGAAGACTTGGAAGGTCAACCCGTGCCATCCGTCGCGCATGAGCCCTTGAATCGTGTTGAAGCCGACGCGCCCCGCGAACAACTCACCATCCAGTGCGACCGGAGGAAGACCCGCCGTAAACCACTCAGGCGCATCCAGCGTGTTGCCCTCGCGGGTAACGAATGCAGCGCCATCCCACATGACCCGCCAGCCGTCCAGCTTCTCCGACATCAACCACCCGGTCGGATCGGAACCTTGCCAGTCTTTGAGAAGCGCGAACACGGGGAGAACTTGCCAGCGACCTACCAACAACGCAAGATAAATTTGCATCCATGGTTAAAATCGAACTAGACCGCGCCAGCCAAGCGAGGATGAGGAGGACGATTGAGCGTTACGCTGAATTGACCAAGCAAGGATTTGAGGAGGGCGTGCGGGAAATTGGAAAATCATCGGCGCGAAGACTGGCCAACACCGTGCAACCTTTCGGGTTAAGCCCTGCGAAAGGTGCAAGCCTAGAAAAATCCATCGGCAGGCAGGTGGATGCCGTTTATCTTGGCGTCAATCTTGGCGCTTTCCCAGCAACGTCCAGCATTTCAAAAGCGCACTTGGCGGCGAGAAAAAATGGAAAAGTCCCCTATCGGCAATTCCGAAAAGAACGCGGAAAACCATGGCTTGACCTCATCACGATGGGGCAAAAAGAGGAATACAAACGGAAAGCGGTGAAAAAAGCGGGAAGAGCAAAAGCCGCATGGGTGACTGCCGGAAACAAACTGAAAATGGGCAATCTTTCCGGCATTCCGAAATGGATTTCCCGGCATGTCGGCAACTCATGGGGCGATGTCGCGTTCATCGGATCAGGAATCAGGTTCACCATCGCGCTGATCAATAAGACGCCATACATCCGCGCAATTCAGCCTGATTCGGCAATCAAGAAAGCACTGAAACAAGGGATGATCAATGGTTACAAACGGATGGAGACGATCATCAAAAAGAAGACGAAACAACTAAACCAATGACAACAAGCCGCTTAAAAAAAGCCATCATCGCCCATCTTGAAATCTTCAAACCGGATGAGGACATCACGGTTTCCGACGCGACCCAGCGCGAGCAAATTCAACTTCCGTGCATCGCCGTGGAAATCGCCGGGGCAGAACGTCACAGCGTCGAATTACAAGGCGTTCAAAAGTGCCAAGTCGAAATCACCTTGCGATGCCATGCCGGCGATGAAGCCGAGGCCAACGTGGATGAATGGGTTGACCGCATCGAAACCGCCTTGAATGACCCGAGCGAAATCAAGGCATTACTTGATGAGGGAATCAGGATGGACTTCTGGGATTACCACGGCGCAACTACGGAATGGGATGGATCGGTGATGGAAACCACCTTTACGGCTGAGTCATGGGTTGCGCGGGTTTGACACGCGCCGAATAGCGTATGGCCACCTCTTTTGGAACCTCCGCAGGCGTTTTCGGAATCGCCAACCAACAAACCGGATTTTTGCTGGAATCGACCACTGAGACCTATTCTCAGGACTCCGCGACTTGCAAAAACATCACTGGTGACACTATTGGTGAGGCTTATTACGATGAACGAATCGAAGGATCTATGGATGGATGGTTGCCATCCGGCTCTCCATTCACTGGAACCCTCGCAAGCGCATTGACACTCGCCACCACGCCAGCGGATCACCTCATCGGATCGGTTAGCGGCGGAACCACTATTGTGCGCGACATCACGCGTTCTAGCACTTCTTCCGACTATCGCCGCCTTGCTCTTAACTGGAAATACAGCCCGACGATCTTAGCCTAACGGAACATGCAGCAAACCAGATACACATCCATCACCAGCCATGGTGATGCAACTACCAATACCCGCGCCGCCGCCGCTCTTGTGGCGTGCGATGTCCCTCTCGATAAGGCCAAGAGCCTAACAAGCATCGTCGGGGACGGCATCAAGGGATCACTCATCACTTGGCACCTTGGCGAATACAGCGCAAAGGGCGAATCCACAAAAGACCTTTTGCGGGCGTGGGACTCTCAGGAATACGCCGCCGCCAATCCCAACGCGCCGATTGTCAGGATCAAAGCCGCGTTTGTGCGCAAGGGCGAGATTGCGAAGTCGATCAAGGAAGGGACGATCAAATGCTTTCCGGCAAACCGCCCATTCATCGAAACGAATTGCACAGAGATGGCCGCCAGCATGGGGCAGTTAGGCCATCCAATTATCGGCATTGCCAAGAAGGGAGACGCCTATTTTTTCCGCTTTGACCAAACCGCCGCGCCGGATTTTGCGCTTTGGAATCTCCCCGATCAAGAACTCGAAAGGCGCATGCCGGAATCGCTCATCGCCCATCTTTGGTGCGCGTTCACGAATCACCGCTTGATGGTGGACGCAATCAAAGCAACCGGCAACCGCATGGCGGCGGTGAAGCATCGCGGGCGGACCGCGGTCATTCCAGCCAACGCCGACAAGAACGAAATCAACCAATTAGATCAACTCCTATACCGCAAATGAACCAGAACGAAGCATTCACCGACGAGCCGCCGATCATCGAAGGCGTTCCCATGCGTCCATTCAGCGGACGGGTGGCGAACATCATTTCGCAATACGTTCTGAGCCAAGAGGGGGCGGGTGACCTAACAAGCATCGGCGCTTATGTCCTTATTTCCAGCATGGAAAGCCGCGAAGCGTTGGCAATTCTACGCCGTGAAAACGCCGTGATTGAGTGTGACGCCCGCGCCTTGGATTTGTCAGAAGACGACTTCGCCGCGATTAATGCTTATCTTGGCCGAGTTCTTGACCGCCGCGCAGCCGCCTCAATCGAAATCCCCGAATCGCCGGGAAAGCCCGAGGATTCGGCGGCGACCCAGCCGACGAAATAGCTGGGGAGGTTGACCTCATCGCAAGTGAATACGGATGGAGCCGGGATGAAATTATGAACTTACCAATCGACCAATCCGCGCAGCTTGTCCACGCCATTCTTGTTAGGCGTGGCGTGAAGGTTTTCCGCCGCCATCATATCCACGACAAAGACGCACCATCGCTTGCCGACCGCATGCGGGCGATTCTTGACACCGCCGCCAATTTAGAATGAGCCTGACCGTTAAAATCCGAGGTGACGCCTCTCATTTCGAAAAAACCATGTCAGGCGTTAAGCGTGACATCAAAGGATTGACGGTTGGCATCGCTGCTTTTGGAACTGCTGCCGTCGCCGCTAGCGTTGCGGGCGCTTACGGTGTTGTTAGGCTGGCAAAAGGAGCATCGGACGCCGCATCGGATTTTGAGCAACTGACAATGCAATTTGAAACCCTCACCAAGTCCGGTGAGGTAACGCAAAAGCTACTGGCGGAAATGCGGGCGGATGCTGCAAAGTCCCCGCTTTCGATTTCCGATTATGCCAATGCAGGAAAAACGCTTTTAGCATTCGGTGGCGATGCCGAAACACTAATGGATACACTTCGCGTCCTAGGTGATGTTTCAATGGGTAATTCCGATCGGTTTGGATCACTTGCGCTAGCGTTCGCGCAAACTCAGGCAGCGGGCCGACTGATGGGGCAAGAGGTCTTGCAATTTGTCAACGCCGGATTTAACCCGCTCCAACAGATTTCCAAGAAAACCGGAGAATCCATGGGCGAGTTGAAAAAGCGCATGGAGGATGGCAAGATTTCAGCGGCGGAAGTTGCGCGGGCATTCAAGGACGCGACCAGCGAGGGCGGGCTTTTCTATCAGGCGATTCAAAAAGGCGGCGAGACTACTGCCGGAAAAATCGCCAAGGTGAAAGACGGAATCCTTTCGCTGCAAATCGCATTTGGAACCGGATTGAATGAGGGCGTGAAAGCGGGCGCGGATGCAATGACGCAAGGGCTTTCCAGCGTTGAGAAAATTGCCGAGGACGCAGGCAAAACGGTAGGGGCTGGAATCGTCAATGCAATCAATGGGGATTTGGAACTTATCATCAAGACGGGCGAGCTTATCGGGATGGCTCTAAGAGAAGGTCTGAAACTATCATTCCAAGGAATCGGCGGGGAGATTCTTGGCGGGCTTGCAAGCATGGCAGATGCAGTCGCTGAGTATGGACATGTGGACAAAGACCTTGGAGGTGCTGGTTTTGCAAAAGAAATTAGAGGAGCAAGCCGTGGCGTGGTTTCTGACAATTTTGAGGTTGCCGTTTTCGAGATCACCGAAGCAGCGCGGGAGTTGCGTGAAGCGACCATAGCAGATGCCGAGTTTAAGGAATATATCAAAGAACGCTTTGCCGCTGGAGTGCGCCCCGGATCACCCGGAAACACGAGGCAAATGGATGATATGCTCAGGCAGCTTGAAATCATCGCCCGCGCAGTCGATCAACCCTTCCCCAACTAATGGCCACGCAACACGGACTCAGAATAAACGAGATTTACCCCGCGCCCGGATTCCAGCCGAAGCAATCCGAAAATGGAGGGGTAACGGCAAGCCACAGCTACACGCTGCTTGCTCAATCTTGGAACAACTCCACCATTCGAAACAAATTCGCACGGGGCAACAGCATTGCCACGATTGACCCTAACATCGGCGCTCAATGGAGTTACCTAACAGTAGCCAGCAAAACCCTAGACTTCCAAGAGGGCGGATACCTTGTGGTGTCGGTGGAGTTTTCGGGAAGCTCTACCGCTCAATACGGCGACGGCGACGGAATCAGCGACGATGCGCCCCCGGTTTACAGGCTGGAGGGCAGGCTTTCCGAAAAGCCGCTTTCCGAACACCCTAAATGGCAAGATTTGACTTCTTCAGAAAAGTTCGCGCTTGGGGAATTGATCGAAGGCAACGTGAAGGCCAAATATGACTGGACCCAAGTGGGAAATTATGAATTGGTAGAAGGCTTTTCTTGGGGGATTTCATTCGTTCCGTTAGAAGATGCAGAAGGTCCCATTACATTGACGGGAGACGCCATTGAATTTGCAAAGCTAATCGCTGCTGGCGAAATAACTTTTTTGTCTCCAACGATTACATGGACGGAAACCACGCAAGGAAGCGATGGCGTGACATCCGCGCAGCTCAACAAGCTAGGCAAGATTTCATCACCACGCGGAGGGCCTCCAACGCCTAGCGGTTCACGCAACTGGATGCTGACAGGCGCGGGACAAGAGCAACGTGGCGACCTAAAACAGACAAGCCTAGAGTGGACGCTTTCAGAGCGCGAGGGCTTTAATTCTTTCCTATACGACTAATGAAAGCGCGCCACGGAATTACGCCGATACCAATGCCAGCAATCCAGCGTTCACCCGCTGGAATTGGCAGGCTTTCGATTGAGGTTCGGAAATCATTGGCGGCATTGAGGGATCGAAAGATCATTGTTTCCAATACATCAAAAACACTAACCAAATCAAAGCCGTTTGATGTTAAATTGCAGCAAGAAGGCGAATCCTACACCGCGACAGTCACGCCGGGATTTGTGCTGGAGAGAATCGTTCCATCTGGCGGCGATGCGGTAATCTATCACCTCCCGGATGGCATTTTCGCCAAGGATGATGAAGGCGCGGACACCGAGGAGCTGGAAAAGCACGCAATCGCGCCGGGGCAGGCGATTTACATCAAGATCCATACCCTTGTCAGCGGAGCCATCGGCATTAAGCCCGAGGAGCCGCCGCTAGACCCTCCACCGCCGCCCGTGCTTGTGGTTGTCAGTGGCGACAACGAAGAATCAACGCATCACGAGGTCCCGTTCGGTGAGGGCGAGGGAGAGCCGGGGTTTTACTACTACAAACTAGCGGTGATGGAGGGGACTAAGCTCAAGAAAAACGGCGGGGTAGCTGGCCAGCATATCGACCACTGGGCAGACCTTCCGCTTTTCGAAACCGAGGGCGGGGAGAAGATTGAGAAGGAATATGACGGCGGCGCGGGGATTTACCGATTGCGCGGCATTGAGGGCATCCGCCAGATTGAGGTGACGGGGGCTGAGGACACGATTCAAGTTGGGGGCAACAATAAGGACGCAAAGTTTGTCTTCAAAGAGTCAGGCTCAAGCGAGGGCGCGGAAGGCGAGGAAATCAATTTTAACGACGGATTGAACACCGACGGAGAAGCACCGGGTGAAGCACCGCCAGATCCCAAAAACATCATCTTGCCGATTGTGCAAGGTGTTTCCCCAATCATTGTCGAACGATCAGGAGCCGGAAACCGCACGTTTACCGTTTCGCTTGATGAGTCGGAAGCTGGAGACAATTTTAACGTGGAGCTTCTCAGCGTAAACCTAGCTGGTGACGGCGATGGTGGCGTCACGGTTTATGCCGATTCTGGCCCGCGAATGTGGTATGTCAGAAACGGCAAAATCAAGCTCACGGATGACATGGCGGCGGGTCTTGCGGTTTACCAACTGATCTTAAAAATCAGCGCAGGCTCAACTGAATCAGGACCGGGATATACAGCGCCCACTTGACGCTTGTTTTGACACCGCCCAAAGACTGTGAGGCTATCCCAAACAACGGCTTTTTACGGCGCACGAACCAACGTCACACCCGAGGGAAATAACGTGCAAAACGATGTTCAGCTTGGGAATGGATTGCAGCAAGTTTCCCTCCCACAGTGCAACATCGGTTATTCCGTCCGCGCTATCATCGCTGAGGGTTCTGATTTTGTAATCAATTTCGCAACCGGCGACACCACCGGGACGGACGCATGGGTGGCCGGAACCGCGCAGGTTGAGACAGCCACAGCGCAAGGGACGATCACAGCGAGCGGCGATGCTCAGGTTGTTGTCACGGGAGCTAGCATCGCTGGATCACCCATTACGCTTTCCGTTGCAGTCTTGAGCGCGGACACGGCGGCAACATGGGCTGGCAAGGTAAGGACGGCGATTCAGTCAAATACAGCAATTTCCGCAAAATACACGGTTGGCGGGACATCAACCGCTATCAGCTTAACCGCCAAACCAGACGAAACAATTAACGGAACACCCGTATTCAATTCGCCAAGTGATGCAACGCTTAACATCTCTCTCGATAACGGGACATGCACTGGAATAACAACCGCCACGACTAGCGCCAACACCACGACTGGCGTGGTGACAAGCGGCGTCTTGCTGACGAGCGAATCCGGCAATGATTGGCAAAATAATTCAATACCATCAAACTTTCAGGTAATGGTGGAGTTTATTACAAGGGCAGGGAAAGCCGTTTACACAGATGGAAACGATGTTGAAAAAGGCGAAATTTACGCAAACACCTCGCGTCAATTTACATACCTTTTAACGGACACCGCAGGCACAGCATTTGGAGACAAATCCTCGCCATCATTTACATTTACCGCTGAAGAAAACACTTCAGACATTGACCTCATCATTTACGGATTTGAACTTTAAGCGACCATGACCAATCTAACCATTACCGGAAACGGAAACTTTCCAATCAACTCAATCGGATTCGGGCGCGAATTTAGCGTTGCCGTCTCAGGCACGTTTGGCAGCGGAACTGTCAAAGCTCAATACGCCACCGCCGGACCCGTCGCCGCTACCGAAGTCGTGGACGACGACACTGAAACCGGGGCTTTCACCCTCACCGCCAAGAACCCCGGAACCGCCGGCAATAGCTACACCTTTGCCATTGGTGACCCTGCCGAAAGCCAGACTCTCGCAATCACGCAAACCGGGCTGGATTTCATCGTTACCCCCGCATGCAACGCGGGCGATACTGCCGAGCTTGCGACCAGCATGACGGGATCACACAACGACATCCGCATTGTTGCCAATGTCGCCGGATCACTCGCTAACAGTTACAGCATCGAGCTACTTGCCGGAAGCGGAACCACGCAGGCGCTTTCCGTCGCTACGACCGACTATCTCAAATTCAGCGTCACGCTTGCCCGTGCTGCCGACGCGATTTCAACCACCGCCAGCCAACTCATCGCCGCCCTCAACGCTTACGCGCCTTTCGCCGCGCTCATGGAAGCCGAGTTGAAATCCGGCGACAACGGCAGCGGGATCGTTACCGCGCTTGCCGAAACCAATCTTGCCGGGGGTGGGGAAAACGCCGCAATCACCACCACAAGCGCCGAACTCGTCGCGCTCCTCAACACCTCCGCAATCGTCACACCTCACTTCTCAGCGGCTTTGAAGGCCGCATACGATGGCGCTGGATTGATTGAGCCGCTTGCCGAATCCGCGTTCACGGGAGGCACGGCGGGCACGTTCGTTGACTTCTCAGGCGACAACGCAATTTCATTCACCGCCGCAGGGCAACTCATCGGAACAAACGTGGGAATGCTTTCGACCATCAATCTAAATGTCGCTGGGTCAACCACGCCAAGCATCACCGCCATCGTCACCGAGCTTCCCGAATGACAACCCGCCTAACAACTCGCGGAACCACGCGATCGACAACTCGCGGCACCTCGCCCGCGCCGTCTTTTACGCCTTCATCAATCGCCAATCTTGCTGTTTGGTTAGACGCGATGGACGCCGGCACCGTTCTGCGCGATACAGGCAGCGGATTTGTTCCTGCCGCGAACGGTGAAGCCGTGGCACGCTGGGTGGATAAATCCGCGAACGCCCATATCCTCGCGCAAACCGTATCCGGAAACCGTCCATTGCTTTCCACCACCACGGGACCGAGCAACGGACGGTGCCTCATCTTTGATGGCACGGACGATCGCCTAGTCAAAACGTCGCCCGTTTTCGACTTTCCATGCACCGTTTTCAGCGTCGTCAAATTGCTCACGGATTTAGACATTCGATATTTCTGGGATACGCGGGCTAGCATGGGCCGTCCGGGAGAAATAAACCGGACGGGGGGGCTTCGCCGTAACGGTTCCAACATTCCAACGACAACGATCAGCCAAACGGTCGGTGATTGGGATGTCATCACATCCGAACACTCGACCACCGAGATTGCATTCCGGAAAAACGGCGGAACACGCTTGGCGCAAGCACAATCCGTGACTCCGGCTGGCGCGACGGGCTACGTGATTGGCGGGCTGAACCCAACCACCCCCACCAACTTTACCCATCACGCGCTGGCCGAAAAAATCGCTTTCGGGCGCATCCTGAATTCGACTGAACAAGACAAAGTTCGGAATTATTTGAAAGTCAAATGGGGCACGCCATGAGAATCTTCCGCACATCTCCGCAGGCTTATGAAGCCATCCGCGCTCAAATCGACGCGGCGTTCGGCTACCCATATTTCAGCGACCCGGAAAACCCGACAGTCGCCACAACGGAAACGTGCATGCCGCCCGTCGAAAGCGCCATCACTGACGCGGACGGCAACTGCTACATCGCCCTTGCGGATGAGCATTCAACACTTCCTCAAATCGCCCCGGCTCTCGCCGCTTTGCTGGCGGATGGCACTCTGACAGAAACCGAATCATTACCATGAAAACCACACTAACAGGATTCTTCGCGGGACTCGCTCTCATTGCGGGTGAACTCAACGACCACTTTGACAACGACCCGAAAACCGTATTTTCCCTCGACGCGTTTCTGGCGGGTCTGGGCATGATGGGCTTTGGCTACTTTGCGCGCGACAAGCAATGATCTTGGCCAACTTTGAAATCGAGAAGCTGCTCGCCGCCATCACCGGGGCGGGTGGTGCCATAGTGCTTGCTGCTTTGTGGATTCGCCACCTTATCGCGCAGGTAGACGGGCTTGTGGCGACGATAAAAGAGAAGGACGCCGCTATCCTTTCGCTTGCGGAGAGAACCGTTGCCGCCATGCGTGACGTGATTGCGCTGGACGGCTCAACGAAAGACCGCTTGGACAAAATCGAAATGATTCTAACAAGCCTCAAAAATGGGCGCGATTGATACAGCAAACGCGATGCTAGACAAGGCACTTTGCGGATTCTATGCCGCGCAAAGCCCGAGTGCGGTCAAGATTGAGCTACCGCTCCCCAGCGACAGGTGGGAGGCGTTCCCGCTTTCCGAAGGCGCTCCCGTCTGGTGGAGGCGTGAGCCGCTTGAAGGAGGACAAGCGGTTCGCTTCATGTCCTCCGGCGCTGCAAAAATGGGCGCGCACTTCCACGACTTCGCGGAGGAAATCACGCAGGTTTCCGGCACGCTCATCATGGATTGCAACCGCCGCATTGTGCGACTAGGGCCGGGCGACAAGCACGTTTCACAGCCCCACGAATACCATTCCGCCGCTTACGGGCCAAGCGGCGGGGAAACGGTCTGCCAGTGGCGCGGGATGATTTGTGAAAAAATTCCTTGCAAGGTCATCTCCTAAGCGGTAGGGGTTGCGCACCAATGAACGCAGCACACACACCGGGGCCTTGGCTTGTCGCGAACAACGGAAAGAATGGCAAAAAAACGCCAACATTCAGGGTTTGGCGCACAGATCCAAATCAGCCCAAGGGCGATGATTTCGGCAACATCGGATATGCATGCATCGCGCCCCATGTTGGAGGAGAGGCAAACGCCCGACTAATCGCCGCAAGCCCCGAGCTTTTGGAGGCGCTGGAAACTCTTGTCCAGCGAGTCAGCGACCTAGGAACGAATGGGTTCTCGCAAGAGGTTGCCAAAGGCAAAGCGGCGATTGCCAAGGCGAAAGGAGGGCAAGGTGAGTGATACGCCGACACCGAGGACGGATGCTGAAAAGCGGTGGGCCATGGATGTTAATGGATCAAACGAGGTGGTTTGTGCCGACTTCGCCCGCCAGCTTGAGCGCGAGCTTGCCGAGGCGAACGAGACGACCAAACACGCCAAGTCCTACAAGCGCGTTTTGAAGGACGAGAACGCACGGCTCAGGCGCGAGATAGAATCCTACGAGAAAGAAATACCGGATTGCATTCAAAGCGCGAAAGACGCTCACTTGCAAAATTGGGAGCAGCTTTCCATTATTGGAGTATTAAGGCGATTCCCTCAAATTTGCCATTGGTATAAAACATCCGAACGCGAGCTTGCCGAGGCGCGGGCGCAACGGGACGCGCTGGCGGGCGTTGCTCTCGACATCCGCGCTGGATACGGCGGGCAGGTTGTCGATGCTGATTGCCCGTGCGAGGATTGCAAGTTCCTTGCCAAGTTGAATTCCGCCCTCGCCACCCTAGAAGGGAGGACCGAGTGAGTCCCGAAGCGCAAAGAATTGCCATCGCGGAGGCATGCGGGTGGCGTTTCGAGAACTACGGCACGCGAGAATTTCCAAATCTCTATTGGCGCGTATTTAATCCTGATGGCAAGCTAATAGAAAAGTACTTCACGGGCGCAGATTTTCGGGCGGTTTATGTCCCCGACTACCTCAACGACCTCAACGCGATGGCCGAGGCTATGAACTATTTGCGAAACAGCAACAGGCTAGCTTATGCCACGTATGCGAAGACCCTAGAAACTATCGTCGCTATTTACAACAGTTCAGAAGAACATCACCGCATGGAGCTACCTTTTCACTGAATAATCATGACCCATCGCCCGAAATACTCCGATCAGGTGCAAGCCATCATCAACGCTTGCCAAGCCGCCGCCATGGTTAAAGGCGTATCCGTGATTGTGTCGCCCGAAGTCGCTGCCATCCTCCAATCCAACGCCGAAATTCTCCCGCTGAAAGTATCTGAAAACCTAACCGTAACACTGAAATGAAACTACCCCGCCTAATCCACCTCGCCGCCCTGTTCTCCATCGCGCCGATCCTCAACGCCTGCGCTGTCCGCATCAACGCGGACGGTTCAAAGGACGCCATGATTGACGCCCCATCTGTCCTTCGCGCCATCGAAATCCTCGACGCCAAATAACTTCATTCCGGCCCGCCGAACGGGAAAGCCTCGCTTCTTTATTGCTAGGCGGGTCGGAGTGGCTAACCAAAACAACCATGAGCAGTATAATCCCGCCCAACCGCCCTCAAGCCCCGCGTGAAAAAGTCCTGTCCGCCATGCGGAAGTTCCACCGTGATCAGGGTAAGGAAATCGCGCCCGTTACCGTAGTTGTCGCGCCCGGCTACTATTCCAACACGTTCGGCAAACCCGGCAATGACCGGGGATTCTATGACGATGCCGCCTTCATCGTCACTGACCGCACGTTTACCTCCTTCAACTTCAACTCTGACCCGAGCCTTTACAAAACGGGCATATCCACCGTCCTGCCGGGGATTTACCCCTATCGCCGCGGCTACCACAAACGAGGCAAGAAAAGCGGCCATCCCGCATTCAGACCCGCAACAATGGGCGAGGCTTTACCCGTTAAGCGTGACGGCGAGAAAGGCCGATCAAAGCGTGACGGCGCGGCGAACAACAACCACCGAGGCGGCATCAACGGGACAAGTTCCGAAGGGTGCCTGACCGTTCCCCCTAGGCAATGGGATGCATACTACGCATTGATCGACTTGGAAATGTCCCGCCTTGGGGCGCTTAATTTCAGCATGTGCATCTTGCCGGAGGGGTGGCTGTGAACGCAATAGTGGAGGCACGCCGGAAATGAAGCTCGAACTCGCCACAGACGTTATCGGCGTTGCCCTCCCACGCCTTGTTGTGCATCTGGATTTGTTCAGTGGCATCGGCGGATTCGCGCTTGCGGCTCAGATGGTAGGCGGAATCAAGACAGCGGCATTCTGCGAGATAGACCCATGGGCGCGGCAAGTCCTCGCCAAGAACTTCCCAACCGTCCCCATCTGCGAGGACGTAAAACAACTAGACCCGAAAAACTATGGAACAATCGACCTTATTACAGGCGGATACCCTTGCCAGCCTTTCAGTGCTGCCGGGGAACGACGCGGCGAAGAAGATGCTCGCCATCTCTGGCCAGAAATGCGCCGGATTATTGAGGCCGCAAGACCCCGTTGGGTGCTTGCTGAAAATGTTGCTGGTCACATCAGCATGGGACTCGACGAGGTGCTTGCTGACCTGGATGCCATCGGCTACGCCGCGACTGCGACCGTTATTCCGGCTTGTGCCGTTGGTGCCATCCATCGACGGGATCGAGTATGGATTACTGCCCACGATAGTCGCCTCGGAATACCGTGGGACATCGAGGCCAAGATACCGAGGATCGAAAGCTTACAAGGGAGCGAAGATGGTGGAAGGCTTACGCCGCTCCGAGACATGCCCACTCTACCTGCATCCGGTCTTTGCCGAGCGAGTGATGGGATACCCCGAAGGGTGGACAGACTGCGAGGGCTTGGAAACGCCATCGTGCCACAAGTCGCCGCCGAAATCCTCCGATGCATGATGCGCGTCGATTCTTTGCACAACGCCTAAATCCTCCCACCATGACCGACAACGCCACTCCGCCGCGCCCTGCGCATCCTAACGAAAAACCCGCTCCGAACTCGGAGCGGGTCATGGTTGGGAGCGATGTCTTGTTCTCGGTTAGCTGGCGTCGTTTGCGAGCTTCCTCAGCCACTCAGAAAGCGACTGGCCGGCCCGCCGCGCGGCGATGGTCCACCGCCCCTTCTCGGCGAGATCGACGCGCATCCGAACCTGCCCCTCCCGCGCTCCCCATGGCCGGCCGCGATGAGGCAGGAAATGAGCGACCGCGCCGCCCGCATCCATGTCCCATGGATTGCTGGTTCGCTTCCATTCTCCCTGCCAGCCGCATGCCTCGCAGGCGACGGCTCCGGGAACATTCCCGGCTTCGCATTGGGCGAGCCGCCCCCCGCACTTTGGGCAGGGGGCGTCAAGGTGATTCCGCCCTCCGGATGGTATCGTTGATTCGAGTAGGTTCATGCGGCCTCCTTCCATTCGATTTGGCAATTTGGCCAGGCGGCGAGGGAGCGAGCGGAAAGCTCGGCCAGCGTCTGATTCTGGAGATACTTCGGAGACTTCATGCGGAGCGTCGAACCGTCTTCAGCGGTGGCGACGGCCTGAAATTCCTCGAAGCGGTTAACGACATCGCCGGGCTGGCATGGGGTTCCATCCGTCCGGAGGCGCGGCTTGCCTTGGCGAGCCCAGTTTTCGAGGGCGACTTTGCTCCAGTTGGTGGTGCGGGTCGCGAGGCGGTAGGTAATGGTAACTTTCATTTTTCTGTCTTTCGTTTTGACGTTCCGGGCTTCCCCCGGAGGGAGTCAGCAGGCTTTTCCCTGTCGACAAGGCAAGAATCGCACAAAATCTTTAATGTTGCAACAAAAAAGATTCGGTTTTCTGCATTTTTTTCCGAGAACGCTGAGGTGAGGCACGGCGCGGATCATGCCGGCCTCGAATAGAAACCTTCCCGCCGTTGCCTCGACCGTCTTGTTAGCCGTTCGGGGGACGCGGAAAAACCAAACAAAAACGAACATGCCATACTACGAACTGGAAATCACCGCACGAAAAACTGTCTGTGTGAAAGCCGACAATCCCGAAGATGCCCGACATACCGCCATCATGGAATGCACCGCGATGGAATGGGAGGAAGGCGAAGCGGAAGTGATCGACGACTACGCCAACGGGGAAAATCCCAAGCACAAGGAGTTCATCAATCGATACAAGCTCGGCGGCGAATACTACGAAACCGAATACAACGAAGATGTGCCACCAACGGGCTAGTCCTGCGCATCCTCCTCAATCATATCCTTCCAGCGTCGAAGCGAATCAATCGCCTCATCAATGTCCTGAGTGATTGGCTTGATCGACTTCCCGGCGCGAATGATCTTTTTGAGCGCATGTTCTTGCGGCCCGCCGTTAATGCCTAGGATGCGGCATAGGCGGTAAAAGTCGAACGTGACGCCCCTCCATGCCCAACGGTAGCGGCTCGGGGTTGGATTGCTCATTTATTTAAAGTTAGAATCCCCACCACAGGGCGGGCAAGTCGGGACACTTGCCACCGGGCATGAAGCCCGTTAACCCCGTGGTGAGAAAGTTTGTTAGAAGCTCATCAAAAACGTCTCAACCGCCGCCAGCGTCCGCGCCGATGGCTTGCCCTTGTCCCCTAACAGCCGGGAGATTTCAGGAACGGAAACGCCTGAACTTTCCGCCAGCAGGCTTTTAGTCCTGCGACCCCAGCCCGTAGGGGGCGATGCTTTCAGCCACCTTTCCGCCAGTTTCTTGATTTGCGCTTGCGTCATGCGCCAATCTTACCATCCCGATCAACCCTCGCAACAAATTCTTGCGAGTTGTAACCCGTTGAAAAACAAGGCTTTGCGCTTTCCCGTGAGAATAATGCAAAAAAAACTTGCGGGGCGGGGCGGGTTTTGTATCTTTCTCACATCAGCCGACGCGCTGCCAACCTAACCGACCAAACCAAATGCAAACCTCATCAATCAAATTCGGATTCCGCCAAGGCAACCAAAAGCGCGGAAAGATCATCACCGGAATGACAGTCAGCGACTACATCGAAAGCCTTGGCGCTAGCGACTACGTTCTCACCCCTAACGGCGGATGGTTCAGAATCGGCAACAAAACCAGCGAGTTCGCAATCACCATTTACTAAGCATCCCACCCAAGCCGGGTCCAACCCCCGGCCAACCTCAACGCCCCGACCAAATGACACTCGAAGAAATCACCGCACTAAACGCCCGCATTGATGAACTACAAGCGCGGGTTGACGCCTTAATCATCCGACTCGACTCCATCCTCGCCAATGAGCCGCAAGACCCCACTCAACGCATTGTGCCGATACCGGAACACATGCTGCCGCATCTCCCGCCGTTGCCCGAGGGGAAAACGGAGTGGGTTGGACGGGGCGGGTTTGATGGAGTGGAAATTGAAGTTGGGCAACGCTGTGTTTTTTGGTGGCACAGCAGGGCGCTTGACTTTAACCGCACTCAGTTGTTTTGCGATCCATTCTTCCACATCGAAGCCGTATGACCACCAACCAATGCCCCATATGCAAGGAACCGTTCGATCAAAGCCCGTTTGTGGCGACCGTTGACGGCCAGCAACAATACATCTGCAGCGAATGCGCCCACGGAATCGCCAGCGGAATTGAGATCCTACGCGCTAACGGCGTCACCTGCGAATCAACCGACCCATCCCACGAGAAATGACCCACACCCTAACAGCCTCCCAGCTTGTCGCCCGCGCCATGTCCCGCGCATCAAACATCGAAGGACTCGCCAAGTCTGCAATCGAACGCATGCCAGATGCTGCCGCCTATATTGCGAAGGTGCCTCGACTACGCAGGAGTGAAGCGGTTGCTCAGGGATATGAGCAACTCACAACGCATTACCCGCAGTTTCAGCATGTCATGCTTTACGACGCCTTGCTAACCTTCCACCCGCGCCCCGTTGTCCTTGTCCAGCTATCGAAGGGGCTTTCTATCTGGTCAAAGCCCCTACCAAAACGCCAGCCATGAAACAGTCATGCAAAACATGCGTGTTCGCGCAGTGGGAAAAAACCGCCAAAGGTAACAATCGCCACTCAATCGCAGGGAATTGCACTTGCCCGCTCCCTCAAATGCCTCCAATCCCTGATTGCTATGTTGTGACGCCGCTCCATAAATGCTATATCTGGCATTATAATGGAGAGCATTGCCCGACCTACAAACCCAAGCCATGAAAATGACCATCACCCCGCTGTTTCACTTTTGCTGCCGTTTTTGCGGAAAGACTTGGGAGCTACAAGGCGAGAAGCTATGCGACCCCGCGCAGTTTGAGTTAATCAACGCGCAAGATGCTGTGCTGGAAGCCAACGGTGATTTCGCCACCGACTGCTGCGCGGATTGCAAACCAGCCGGGAAGCCGTTCGGGTCATACTTTACCGACTTAGACTAATGATCCTAGCTACCCTCATCCTAGGCTTTGCCGTCCTGCTCGCCCAAATCGCCTTTACCGAATGGCGGCGATGGAAGGTGGCAATCACCGCCGACGTAAACCAATCTTTCGGGTACGCACACCGCGTTTACCCGACCGCGAAACCCCATGCGGTCAAGCCGGGGAAATATAGACCACCAAACCAATGAGCACCGAACTAACAACGCCACAAGCCGCGCCCATGTCCCTTTTGTTGGGGGCCGACCTATCAACCGTCGACACCGACAAGCTGGAGAAGCTCATGCAGCTTCAAGAACGATGGGAGGCAAAGCAGGCGGACAAGGCGCTTGCTGCCGCCCTCGCCAGCTTCCAGTCAACCGCGCCCTCAACCTTCAAGGGGCGCAAGTCAGACCGTGGGCAATTCGCAAGTCTTGACGACATCATGATGGCAATCCGCGAATCCCTAGCGTCAAACGGCTTGTCGGTTTCATTCGACACCCAGACACCGGAACCGGGAAAACTGACCGCCGTCTGCCACGTTATGCACAAGGACGGCGGGGCGTTCAACCGATCTGTGACCGTTCCGGTGGATTCCGCGATGCGGGCCAACGACACCCAAAAGATGGGCAGCGCAATCAGCTACGCAAAACGCTACGCCCTAACCGCCGCGCTCAACCTCATCGTTTCGGACCATGACGACAACGGGGGATCTGCCGGAACGCCGAACATCACCGCCGCGCAGATTGCCGAGATTGAGGGCTTACTTGCCCAAATCCCGGCGACGGATACGAAGGATAAAATGCTGCAATGGCTCCAAGTCGAGACGCCGGCAGACATCCCTGCCGACGCCTTCCGCAAGGTGATTAAAACCCTCAACGACAAGTTGAAATGAGCCGCGAAATCCAATGCGTGCAAGGCTCGCCGGAATGGTGGGGATACCGAAAGGGCAGGCCGACCGCCAGCGAGTTTGGCCGGATCGTAACGCCAGCTAAGGGCGAGTATTCCAAAACGTCGGATAGCTACGCCGCCGAACTCATCGCCGCCGCTTGCGGGTGGTTGGCAGACTTTAAGGGCAGCCCCGACACCGAGCGCGGTAACTATCTGGAGAAACAAGCCTTGTCATGGCTTAACTTCCGGCATGGCCTTAACGCCCGTGATTGCGGGTTTTTCCTGTCAGATTGCGGGCGATATGGAGCAAGCCCGGATGCCATCGCGGACGATGGATGCCCGGTGGAAATCAAATGCCCTGCGCTCCATACGTTCTTGAAATGGCGCATCGAAGGCGGGTTGCCGTTAGACCACAAGGCGCAATGCCACGGCGAGATGATCGTTACCGGGGCTGATAAGTGTTATTTCCTCGCCTATGCCGACAATCCGCACATCGACAATATGCTCGTCATCGTTGAGCGAGACGATTACACCGAGAAGCTCCAAGCCGGGATTCTCAAATTTTGCGACAGGCTGGAAGAACTCGCCAGCGACATCCTGGCCGAAGAGTTTCCCATCATTTTCCCACACCTAGACAAACTATGAACCTATTCGACATCCCAGAAACCCCGTCGCCGCGCCTTCGCTGGATGCAGCGCCATCATCTAACCGTTGAGCCAATAACCGAAGACAACGGCAACCGCTACGCCGCAAGGCATGGAATGACCGTTATCGGCAAAGGCGCAACCGAAGACGAAGCCCTAACCGCTGCAGCCAAGTCGCTCAACATCCGGCTTTGGAATGAGGAGGGTGTTCGATGAAATACGCCGCCAGAGTTGACGCGAACCAACTCGCCACGATCAACTCCTTCAAAGCCGCAATGCCGGATGCCAGCGTTTACGACGCCTCCGCATGCGGCGAGGGCTTCCCCGACCTCGTGGTGGGATGGCGCGGGCGCAACTATCTTTTCGAGGTCAAGAACCCGGATGTTAGGCCGAGTGACCGGAAGCTGACCGAGCCGCAAGTTTCCTTCCACGGCTCATGGCAAGGGCAGGTTCATGTCGCGCATTCCGCCGCCGAGATGCTGGCCGTCATGCTGCGAATCGAAGCCGGAACCCCTACAAAACAAGCCTCTCCTGCCCCCTAAAAAATAATGAAAGTTTTTCTTGCAACCGGGGAGGGCGTCCCGTATGTTCTCCTCAGTTGCACGACGCAACGCACCAACCGACCAAACCAAATGACAATCGCAAACGCCATCAAGAAACTTGAAAAAGCCGGATTCACCGTAAACCAACACGGCAACACCCGCCGCGCATCGCACCCGCTGACAAAATACGTTGTCGAGTTCCTCAAGAACGGAAGCGAGGATTCAGTGACATGCATCAATGTTCGCACCCTTGACGACAAACACGACAGCCAAAGCGATTATTGCGCTGGCGTGTGGGCAAACAATATCACGCAGGCAATCAGGTTGGCACTTTAATCTCCCAACCCCTCCCGCGCTTTTCCTTGGTCGGTTTCAGACCGGGAGGGCGTTGGGGGAAACCAAATACGACAATGACTCAGCCAATAAAAACAAAGCCAACCGACGACGGGGGCAGCGCATTCCCGCATGGCGAGATAATCGCGGAACAACACGACAGCGCCGGGAACTTTTCCGGCAACATAGTGCATCACGAATCCGCCGGAATGTCCCTCCGCGACTGGTTTGCGGGGATGGCATTACAAGGACTCTTTGCCAGCGGGCATTTCACCAAAACCAGCGAGATTGATGGGTCATGGATGACAACGCATGAAGATCCTTATGACGATGAAACTAACGAAAAAATCCACAAAGGAAGACGCCGTTATGATTTCCCAGGAGCCGCATGGAGGGCGGCAGACGCAATGCTAGAATTTAGAAAGGCCAAGCCATGAGCCAATCCGAAGCCATACTTGAGCATTTGAAATCCGGCGAGTCACTAACGGCGCTGCAAGCCCTAAGCCTCTTCAACTGCCTACGCCTAGGGGCGCGAGTCCTAGACCTACGCCGCGAAGGGCACGACATCCGCACCGAAACCATCCGCACGCCATCGGGAAAGAACGTGGCGCGATACACTCTCCCCGGTCCCAGCGAGTGCTGACGACCACGCCTCCCGCACCGTGTTTCTTTTCTGACCGGGATTGGATCACGGATAATTCAAACGCGGGAGGCAGGGGATTACTTTCCAACCAATAGAAAACAGACCAATGAAA